AAGTAACCTCCCCATCCTGACCTACGTAGAAGTCTTGTACGTCGGCGAGGCCAATCCTGTGCTAAAAGATGGCCATCACCGAAACCATCGGGTCCGAAGATCCGTAGGTGGTCAGGAATGTACTCCAAAACTGCTTCTGCTCTCCGAAATTCAAAATCCCGGAAGTAGAAGTTGTGAAGGAGAAAGAGGGCCCTACAATCTACCGGCTCTTTTTGGTAGAAGGGGCGTATATCTATACCCTTGTAGTAATCGCAGCCACATGACTCTCTGAACGGACCTTCTACGAATGACTTTTCGAGGTTAATCTTAAAGCCACACATTGTAAGGATACCGATGACGTCATCAGACCGCTCGCGCGGGCAGATTATGTCGTCGCCGTAAACAGAAACACTGTCGACGTTGCCATCGCAGGCAGACGCAGTCAGTGCCCAGAAGATGAGTGTCTCCAAGGGAAAGGTGAAACCATTTCCCATAGAAGAGAACTTCTGTAAGTCAAACCTGGAGTGACCGTTTAGGATCACAGAGTGACTCCGAATGGCATTAAGCCAGTCGAACCATTCTTCTGGTAGAAGAAATTTAACCAGTTGAGTGGAAATGGAGTCTGAGGCAGCGTGCAGGTCCAGCGTAGCAAGCTGGTCAGTGACCGACCCGACCCGAGCAAGTTTTTGATTTTTGCTCTGGTCGCGGATGTCAATACCTGCCCGCAAAAGCCTACTTGTCATGTAATCACCCGTACCCGCTTGGAGAAGCGTGTTAAAAGTGGGTTCCACAACAACACTTCGGTAGGTCTTTGCGTTCTTAGGGACGAAATCCAACTTACCCAGTGATTCAATGAAAGGATAAGTGCCACATAAATAGCCTTCCTCGTCAATGCGTTCTGAGATCTGATGGCAGTCAAGCCACGGCAGAAACTCGCGAACAACAGACGGAAAAGACCAGTGACGAAGGAATTCGGGGCTACACCTAGGCGTTTGTGAAAACTTCCTCTGCGGGTTCGCCTCCCGCTTTCTTATAGAGGTCGTAGAGCCAGGCCCGAAGCGGAATTTAAAGGATCCAATCGAGGGCATCGACCCTAGTATACGGGATATTTTCTTACGCGCCGCATATAATATGCGCGTGTAACGGGGCAAGAAGTTAAATTGCCCCCCTGCAACTAGGAGAAAGAGCCGATTTGTTTCCTTACAAGCAGCTTCGGATGCGATAAAACTGCAAAGAGCCCTTTGTCTTTTAAGAGAGGGATCACCCAGGAAACCAAGCTTCTGGTAAAAAGCCAGGGCTTGCCTGCAGTGAATGAGCTGGGATACATCCCAGTCCACTCTGGTCATTGGCAGTTCATACGCAACAAGAGCGGCAAAATCGTTCTCTTGAATCAGAGAGGCGATCTCTTTGCCAAACTTGCCGCCCTCAAGGGCATGTGCGAGGCTTAGATCCTTCAGTAATGAAAGGGTGCTTTCCTCGGTCATTTGTT